GCGTCGGCGCAAGCCCGATCCGAAAGCGGTCCTCGTCCGCCCCTATGGCTGGGGACCGAACACGCTCAAGCGAGAGGACGGTTCATCGTGGGCCAAGTAGACGGTGACGCTTACCGCGTTCTCTCACGCGAGACGGACGACGGCCCGGAGAAGGTCGAAGCTATCGGCCTCTCGCATGAGGACGCTGTGAAGCTAGTCGGTCGTCTCCGCGCCGAGAAGGACATCGACAGCGAAGCGTGGGCTTGGCTGACGGCAGAACCTAACGCTCCTAACGTTAGGAGCGACACCCCCGGTCTGCTCTGTCGTCTCGGCCTCCATTGCTGGATCGGTCGGTGGGATCGCCGAGGTCGGGACATTCGCTCCGTCCAGCTCTGCGACCGCTGTGGGGTTGAGGCATGAGTGACGCTTGGCGCTCGCGCTGTCCACATCAGGACGACTGCGCCAAGAACGGCTGCTCGTGCTGCTGTTTGCAGGAGTCGCTGCTCTGTCAGGTGCGAGAAGTGACCGACTGCTCGCTTCCTGATTCGCGTCTCATGGATGCGCTTGCTCGGTTTGACGGAGGCTCGGATGCAGCCTGACCGGCCACGTTTGCTGGACCTGTTCTGCGGCGCCGGCGGCGCCGCGATGGGCTATCACCGCGCAGGGTTCGAGGTCGTCGGCGTGGATATTACGCCGCAGCACAGGTATCCGTTTGCGTTTGCTCACGCGGACGCTCTGGACGTGCTTCGAGAAGGTGCATGCTGGCCTAATGGGACCTTCTACGGACTCGAGGATTGGGATGCGATCCATGCCTCGCCACCCTGTCAGCGCTACAGCGATCTGGCAAAGCGTAACGGGAACGGCCACACGCATCCTGATCTGATCGAGCCGATACGCGAGCTACTCGAAGAGACAGGGCTGCCGTACGTCATCGAGAACGTGGAGGGAGCACCGCTGCTTGATCCAGTGACGTTCTGCGGCGCCAGATTTAGGCTCGGGGTAGACGGCTACAGGCTACGCCGACACCGCCTGTTCGAGACTAACTGGCGCTGGCCGCTTGTGTCTGCTGGCTGCGGTTGCCACCTCGACAAGCGCCCGGTAATCGACGTATCCGGCGGAGGACCTACACGAGCGCCGCGCCTGGACGGCAAGGGAGGTCGTACCTACAAGGGCACTGCCGATGAAGCCCGTGCCGCTATGGGAATCGACTGGATGACAAAGGCTGAGTTGAACGAAGCGATCCCGCCGGCGTACACAGAGCACGTTGGCAGGCAGCTTCTCGCCTATTTACGAGAGGAGATTGCAGCATGAAATATCGGCTGACAGTGGAGTTCGAGGCTGACTCAGACGACGATGCGAACGAGCAGGCTTTCGGGACGGACGAGCATCCCGAGTGGGGCGCATCAGAGAAGTTCAGCAGCATCCACCGAATCAACCTGTACCGCGAGGACGGAACCGTTGTCTGACGCGAACGTCTATCTCTCGGCGTTCGTCGACGACCCCGATTTCACGCTCTACCTCGGCGACGTGCGCGATGTGCTTGGAGCGCTGTCGAGTGCCTCCGTGGACTGCTGCGTGACGAGCCCGCCGTACTGGGGCTTGCGCGACTACGGCGTGGACGGTCAACTAGGGTTCGAGTGCTCGCCGGACGAATATGTGGCGTCGCTCGTCGACGTGTTCCGCGACGTGCGCCGTGTGCTTACGCCGGCGGGCACGCTCTGGCTCAACCTCGGCGACAGCTACTCCTCGCACGGCAAGGGCGCAAGCGGTGACGAGAAGAAGAGCACGCTCACGCCGTCGGGCGTGCGAGCGCAGCGCGCAAACAGCCTGACCGGGACCGCCCGCGCTGGCATCCCCGAGAAGAACCTAGTGGGGATTCCGTGGCGCGTCGCGTTCGCGCTGCAGGCCGACGGGTGGTTCCTCCGCAGCGACATCATCTGGTCGAAGCCAAACCCGATGCCAGAGAGCGTGACGGACCGGCCCACGCGGGCGCACGAGTACGTCTTCCTGCTGTCGGCGAGCGCTCGGTATTCCTACAACGCAGCTGCGATCCGCGAGCCGCTCTCGGATTCGACGCTAGCTGATCTTGCACGACGTCGGGCGCCGGGCCAGCACAACGGCGCGACGAAGACCGGCAAGGGTGTTGGGCTCGGCGCAGGCCCGTGTGTACGCGGCGACAAGCAGCGCGGGCACGGGCGTCGCCACGATGGCTTTAACGACCGCTGGGACCAGATGAGCCGCGAAGAGCAGCGTCTCTTCGGCGCGAACAAGCGGAGCGTCTGGACGATCGCCACCAAGCCCTACCCAGACGCGCACTTCGCCACATTCCCGCAGGAACTCGTCGAGCCGTGCATCCTCGCTGGCTGCCCCGAGGGCGGCACGGTACTCGATCCGTTCATGGGCAGCGGCACGACGGCGAAGGTTGCACGGGACCTCGGGCGCCGCTCGATCGGCGTCGAACTGAACCGCGAGTACGCCGAGCTGTGTGCTCGCAGGCTCGCCCAACAGTCGCTTCTCGCTGAGGAGGTCGCATGAAAGCGCCCGATGCCGCTTACGGCGTTGTTTCGAAGCGCTACGGCGACAGCCGGTGGTCGTCCTCAGCGGGTCGTTCGGTGCTGTTGAAGCTCGGCCGCTTCTACCTGTTCTTCGACTTCGGACGCCGCTTCAAGGAGATCCCGCATGAATGACGCTAACCGCTATGTCAGTGACGCTCCGCATGGCAGGGATGGGGTGCCTGAGCCTCGGCTACGCGGTGACTTGCCGAGCGTTCCGGTCGATCCTGACGCTTCTGCCGAGATGAAGCGCCTGCGCGAGTACGCCGAGTGGGGCGGCAAGGCTTCCGCCTATCAGTTCGCCCTGGACGAGATCGAACGTCTACAGGTCGCGCTGTCCGGCGTCCTCGACGTTGCCGAGCGTTACCGCCAGGGCGATCCGCTACTCAACCCCGAGGAGTGGTTTGCGGCGCGTGACTACGCCCGCGTCGTCCTCACAGGAGGGCCGCACTTTGTCTGACGCTCCTGTTTCGGAGATCGTCGGCTTCCGCACGGCGACCTTCATCGAGTCCGGCGAGACACGCGAAGTGGTGCGCGATTGCAAGGTCTGTCGCAGCGCACCCGAGGTCTACGGCGACGGCGTGCTGAGTCCGTCGGGAATCGCGCACATTGTGGCGGGCTACGGCGACCACACGCTCTGCGGTAAAGACGCGACCGGCGAGTCCTGGTGGTGGCCCTTGTGAGAGCCGAAGGCCATGACGCGACCCTCTCGGAGAAGCCGGTGTGGGGCGTGAAGCTCGGTCTCGGCGTCGTCACCTACTGGAACGACGAACCCATCGTCACGCGCGAGAGGGCCGAGGAAGCACGCGCGGCAATCGAACGCTCGACGGGCGAATCCGGCGAGGTCGCCTACATCTTCGTGTCGCTTGGAGACCACCATGTCGAGTGGCGCTTACCTATTTGAGAGGAGCACGAAGTGACGATCTTGGAGGAACGCCTCCCGTACATCGAGGCGCTGGAACTTAGCGCCGGAGCGCACAGCGCACCGAATAACGGCCTCGTGGAGGCGTGCGTCATGGAGGCCGTCGCCTACGTTGCAGGCGAGACGTTCAGCGACCATCCAGAGTGCGCGAGCCTGGTCCTAGGCTCGTTCTTGCGGTCGTGGAATGACTCGCTCCCGGACGCGGACAGGCAGATGTTGAAGCCGTACATTGTCCGGGTCGTCGGCACCAACACCGGCAAACGGGACGAGGAGAAGCGCGCCTGGATGCTGACCGACTGGCTCGCCCGCGAGTGCGGCCCGGCGTTCATGCGTCTCGCCGGGCTGACCGAGCAGGCCGAGGCGCTTGAAGGGCTTGCTCCGATCTTGTCGAGCGCGAGCGCGAAGAAGGCGCAGCCGACGCTGGCGACCGCCAGGAAGGATTCGGCCGCAGCCGGGGCCGCAGCCTGGGCCGCAGCCGGGGACGCAGCCGGGGACGCAGCCTGGGCCGCAGCCGGGGCCGCAGCCTGGGCCGCAGCCTGGGCCGCAGCCTGGGACGCAGCCAGGGACGCAGCCTGGGACGCAGCCTGGGACGCAGCCGGGGCCGCAGCCGGGGCCGCAGCCAGGGCCGCAGCCTGGGACGCAGCCTGGGCCGCAGCCTGGGCCGCAGCCAGGGACGCAGCCAGGGACGCAGCCAGGGCCGCAGCCAGGGCCGCTCTCGCGCCTACGGTCAAGGGCTTGCAGCAGTCAGCGTTGCTGCTGCTCGACCGAATGATCGAGGTCAGCAACCGTGGCTGACGCTCGTTTACGGCGCTGGCGGCTGTGGTGGGCGAACGTCCCCATCGTCTCGCTGCTCGCGTTCCGCTGGCTCGTGCTTCACGGGGCCGTCGTCCACGACGTGGCGCTGACGAAGCGTGCAGGGCGTCGGCGCAAGCCCGATCCGAAAGCGGTCCTCGTCCGCCCCTATGGCTGGGGACCGAACACGCTCAAGCGAGAGGACGGTTCATCGTGGGCCAAGTAGACGGTGACGCGATGGTGCCGGAGTTCTGGCTGCGCCGCTTGTACGTCAAGAACGACAGGCGTTACATCTCGTGGCACTCGTACAAGACTGCGGCTCGACGCGACAAGGCGGCAGAGAAGTACCGCGAGCGCGGCGATGTGGTCTGGGTGCAGCGCGGCGATTACCTCAACGTCATGCCGATGGTGACCGCATGAGCGCCGCGGACGGGACGCTCTATCTCTGCCCTGACTGCGGCTGGAAGGGCACCGACCCGAAGGAACTAGAGCATCCCAGCGGGGACTTCCCGATCAAGTTCCAGTGCCCGAACTGCAGCGGAACGGAGGTCGAGGCGAATGGCAAGTAGCAGTCCTCGGCGCGGCTTCCGCTACCTAGTCGTGTGGCTCATCACCCGACTGTTCTGGAAGAACAACTGATGCCTGTTGAGGGGAGAACATGACGACCGCACAGACTGGCCTCATCAGCGCCGCCGAGGAGCTCGCGCTCGAGCGGGGACTCGTTGCGCCCGCGGTCAAGACTGCGGCCGACCCGACGCGGCTCGAGGACGCAGCCATGTCTCTCGCTGAGGCCGAGGGCTACGCGCCCGCAGTACTAGCCCCGCCGCAACCGAAGCTACCGTCATTCACGCCGACCAGGGTGCTGACCATCGCCAAGACCTGGGCCGACGTGCAGAAGGCCCTGGCGACGCTCGCCCCCGGAGACAGGCTGCCGTGCCAAGGAGTAGTCGGACCGCCCGAGGCGACGATCAGCAAGTCGCTGTCCGGCGCTGCCGAAGTCACGTTCGATGCGGCCTGCAAGTTCCAGGGTGGCGCAGGCAAGTACCTGCCGGCGATCTGGTTCAAGCACATCGACCGCCTCCGCTTCCTCTTCGACCCCGCCTGTGAGATCACCAACCCGCTCGACGGTCCCGGCATCCTCTGGAGCGGCGGCAGCGGCGGCGTCTACGACGGCTTCAACGTCGCCAAGTGCGGCACCCACGCAACAGCTGCGATGCCGACGACCGCGCACTTCGACGGCAACTTCATGCGCGGCACGGTCGCAGACTGGTCGCTCGTCCCCGACCTAGACAACCACCCCGAGAAGGGAACCGGACTACATGGGATGCTGACCTCGGACGCGAACGCCGGCTACGTCTTCCGCAACAACACGGTCGTACTGTCAACGACCGGATCCGCGCTGGGCGGCTCACTGCTCGAGATCGGAGACAGCGACGCGAAGCTGACGCCGTACGGAAACAAGCTGTGGCTGGACGCGATGAACCTCCTGCAGGACGCGAAGACGCAGACCGCAGGCAACGCGCTCAACCTCTGGGACTACGTCGGTTCGCTCGACGTGCTCTGGATCGGCGCGAAGAACCTCCACGGCAAAGCCGTCATGGCCGGGTCGGGCACGTTCGCAGGCATCAAGATCGACGCGGGCCATGCTGTCGGCTGCTGCCAGAACCCGAACCAGAAGCTCGGCTCGCCCTGGGGCACGGCACCCGGCATCGCCTACACCGCGAACGTCTCATGATCACCTTCGCGCTCGCAGTCGTGGCGGCGATCGTCGCGCACGAGGGAGGCCACTACCTGGCAGCTCGCGCGCTCGGCTACCCGGCCACCATGCGGCTCCGCCTACGGCCGTTCCCGTACCCGCTCGTACGCGCCCATCCGATCGGAGTGCGCCACGTCACCTTGATCGCGCTTGCCGGGCCCGCGGCATCCATCCTGCTCGGCTGCTGGCTCTGGTCGCACGGCTTCTACCTCGTCGGCGCCGACTCGGTACTCGTGATGGGCATCGGGTCGCTGCTGCCGTTCAAGGGCTCCGACTCGTGGCGTATCGGGCACGCGCTCAGGCGCGGAACGGCTAGCTGACGTGCACCCGTCGAAACGTAAGGGCGACAGCGCGGAACTCGAAGTGCAGGGTCTGCTGCGCGAGAACCTCGGCGTCCCCGCACGTCGCGCGCTCGGCGCAGGCCGCAAGGACGACGTCGGTGACATCACGGGCGTGCCCGACACCACGATCTCCGTCGCCGCCTGGTCGGACCTCGACCGCTGCATCCGCCAGAAGCTTCCCGACCTCGAGCGGCAGATGGAGAATGCGGCCTCGGCGCATGGCGCAATGTTCTGCCGCCGGCGCGGTGGGCGCTACGTCGTTGTGATGACGCCGGAGATGTGGTACGCGCTGATCCGCGAAGCGCTCGACCTGAAGCCCGCCGAGACGCCGGAGTGAGCGCGATCGAAGACCTCTTCGACGAGGCCGAGCGGGAAGGACGAGAGCGCGCCGTCAGTCTCGAGGCGCTGGGCAAGTTGCCACACGGATTCGTCGACAAGCACTACCCGCTCACCAGACGCGAACTACGCGAGCTGCGTAGGCTCAAAGCCGCAGGCTACGCGGCCACCGACGTAGACACCTTCGTCGCGTTGTGCAAGGGTCGTCCAGTGCCCGCCTCGCGGCTCAACAGTCGCCTCATCTCCTACCAACACAGGATCCATGATGGCAGCTGACGACATCCAGTTCGACGACATTCAGTTCGAGGAGATGTATACCGCCGCCGACTTGATGGAGGCAGCATCGATCCTGAACGGACATAACGGTGCCGAGCCTGAACACGACGCCACTCCGGTCTTCCTCGACGCACAAGACTTCGCCGATCAACAGGTGGAGGTTCCCCTGCCGCTCTGGGGAAATCCGGACATCATGGCAATCCCAGCGGGAGGGCTTTGTATCCTCGCCGGTCGACCTGGATGTGGCAAGACGACTTGGATTGTCGACCTCGCCTGCCACCTCGCCACAGGACGCGCCTACCCACCCATAGACCCCGACAATACCAAGGCGCCGACGCCACTCGACGTCCCACGGCCACTCAGGATCGCTCTGATTGAGAACGAGGGGCCGCAGGAGATGTTCCGGGCCAAGATCAAGGACAAGCTGGAACTATTCGATGGCACGATCGGCTCGAGTGCCGATGACGGAGGATGCATCGTCGTCCAGACTTGGCGCTGGGGCGCGTTCTCGTTCAGCGACCAGGATGCCCACGCTAAGGCCCGCGCTGAGCTGGACGAACAGAGGATCGACCTCGTGATTGGTGATCCTCTATCCACACTCGGGCCAGCCGGCGTCGGATCCCCTGACGACACCCGAAAGTTCGTCGCCAGCCTCAGGCCACTAGGGCTTGGCACTACGCGAGCCTTTCTCTTCCTTCACCACTTCCGGGAACGAGTCGAGCGCACCGAAGACGAACTCGCACGGATCAGCGGCGCATGGGGCGGGCACCTCGACACGCTCATCACCCTCGCCAGCGGACGCTCAGGAGATCAGGCAAGACTCGCGTGGCCGAAGCTTCGTTGGGCCAAGAAACAGCAGCCCAACCCGATCATTCTCGGCCGTATCTGGAACACCGCCAGCTATGAAGCGATCGCCGAAGAAGGCGACCTATCGATCCTCGAGCCCGTGATCTACGAACACCTCGCCATGCTCAAGGCGACGGGCGCAGGACGCAAGGGCCGAGGCTGGGCGACCGGGACCGAGATCGCCAAGGCGCTTGAGGCGCGTCGTGTCGACGTCACCAAGGCTCTCCAGAACGGCAGTCATCTCTTCTGCTCGCTGACCGGGCCTGCAGTCAAGGCGCTCGGCGCGCGATCGAACGCCGTGCTGTGGGGGCTGAACGAATGGACGCAGGCGGATACCGAGCCGCCTGAACCACAGTCAATCCAGGGAGATCTCGAATGGCCATGAACGAACCACACGCGCTCTACCGGATGTACGACAAGGACGATCTCCTGCTGTACGTCGGGATCACATGCAACCCGAGCGCTCGCTTCAAGGTACGCAGTCGGCGTCGGAGTGGCGTGTCATCGCTGCGCTGACAGGTACGCGTACGCCGCAGAAATCGTCTGGAAGGACGGAAAGCCTGACGAGCGCGCGACCCTCGCGCAACTCGATAAGGCGCGAGAGAAGACCCGACCATGAGCCTGTCCGGACATCTTCGGACAAGCAGGGACAAGGTAGTCCCACACCCCTGCTCACTGTGTCCCTGCACCTTGTCCCACCTATATATAGGGGACAAGGACAAAGGGCAGAGTGTCAACCTCGTCCCAAACCTAGGCCGCGCTCTGAGTCGCCAAACCTAGGCCGGCCTCTGACGGTTGAAACCTAGGCCGTCCTCTGATAGCTTGCCGGTGCACAAAGCGCCGCAGACGACATCGGCCGGAAGCCCCCTCTCGTGGACTAGACACCTCGAGGTGACAGGGCGCCGGCCGTTGTCGTTCTCCAGGACGCCGAGCTGCTCGAGCCGTCGCCGGGCCACAAATAAGTCTTGACGCGCGCCGCCCCCGGGTGTAGTGTCTCTCGCGTCTAGTCCACTACACGAGAGGAGACACCTTGTCTCACATCGCGTTCTATCTCATCTTCGCCGCGCCGCTCAGCGTCGTGGCCTACTGCTGGGTCCGGTTCGCGCGGACGCCGAAGGGCTGGTAGTCATGAACGACGATGCGAAGGTGGCGCAGGCATGAGCGCGCCGGCCGACATCATCACCGCCACCGCAGTCATCGCCGCGGCCATCTCAAGACTCGGGAGGACGAAGCGCTAGACCTAGCGACATAGACCGAAGGAACCGAGCCCGCGGAAGCGTGCTGTTCCTTTGCGCTGGTATGGGCCGAAGCTCGCCGGCCCCAGGGCGCCGCACTAGGAACGTTGCAGCTCGCGCGCTATGCTGCGAGCCGTTGCACCTGTCGCAGCGACCATCCCTCCTTTGCAGATCGCCTCGCGCGCTCGAACGCTTGCACGTCTCGCGGTGTGCGTTTTTTAGGGTGCGATGTCACTCGTGACCCCGCCAGGCAGATTAGTCCCGACACGCTTTTTTCGGCCCGGTCGCAAACGATCAACGACGAATCGGGGCTATGGAACTCGCCATCAGCAGGAACGCCGGCGTTGGAGGCCGATCGTCCAGGGGGGATTTTGCACCTGTACCCGCTGCGGAGAGCGCATCCTTCCCGGCCAGCTCTGGGATCTCGATCACGCCGATGACCGGCGCTGCTACATCGGCCCGGCGCACGCATCATGCAATCGCTCGGCCGGCGCGTCGAAGCGGCACCCGAAGCGCGTGAACTCGAGACGCTGGTGAGCACGGTCGCGCTCGTCGCGCCGCGCGTCCGCTCGGTGCCCGAGTGCGTCGACACGGTCGGCCCGGAGATGGTGGAATGGGCGCGCGAGCATGGCCTGACTCTGGATCCTGAGCAGGAACTCGTGCTCGAGGAGTCGGGTGGCTTGAACGAGTCGGGTCGCTGGGCTGCGCCGGAGGTCGGGTTCAACGCGCCGCGCCAGAACGGCAAGGGCGAGGTGTTGCTCGCCCGCGAGTTGTACGGCCTGTTCGAGATGGGTGAGCGGTTCATCGTTCACTCGGCGCACGAGTTCAAGACGTCGGCCCGGCACTTCCAGCGTTGCGAGTCGGTGATCCGCCAGAACGACGATCTGCTGGAGCGGGTGCGCCGGCACCCGGACGGGAATCGGCGTGTGGTCGGTTTCAAGTACTCGCACGGTGATGAGCAGATCGAGCTCGATGACGGCAGCCTGCTCCAGTTCAGGACGCGGACGAAGTCGTCGCTGAGAGGGTTCGACGACGTCGGTCTGCTGGTGTTGGACGAGGCGATGATCTTCTCGGAGTGGGCGCACGGGACGATGTTGCCGACGGTGCGCGCCTCGAGCGCTCCGCGCGGTCCGCAGTTGTGGTACGCGGGTAGCGCGGCCGACCAGGAGGTTCACGATCACGCGGTTGTGTGGGCCCGGATTCGGGAGCGTGGCCTGGAGGGTGACGATGCGCTCGCCTACTTCGAGTGGTCGATCGACTTCGACCATCCGTTCGATGTGCCGGACGAGGTGGCTGCCGATCACGGCGAGTGGCGGAAGGTGAACTGGGCGATCGAGCGCGGCCGTGTCCCGATCGACCACATGGAGCGTCTCGAGTATCGGTCGATGCCGAGGCGGGCCTTCTGCGTCGAGCTGCTCGGCGTGGGTGACTGGCCGGACACGGATCTGATGGGTAGTTCGGTGTTCGACATGGAGCGCTGGGCCTTGGTCTGTGACCCGCAGTCTCGGATCGACGGTGCGGTCTGCATCGCGTTCGACATCAGCCCTGACCGCCGCGCGACGATCGTTGTCTGCGGCCTGGGCGTGAACGGGAAGATGCACGTCGAGGTGATCACTTCCGGCGCCGGGACGGGCTGGGTTCCGCCGCGGTTGGCCGACCTGTGCGAGAAGCATGATGTCGTGGAGCTCGTCTGTGACGGGTTCGGGCCGGCGAACACGGTCGCGTCGCGTGTCGAGGAGAGGACAGGACTTTCGGTCAGGCGGTTGAAGTCGGGGGATTACGCGGATGCGTGTGGGCAGTTCGCGAACGCTGTCGAAGAGGGCGACATGGTTCACATCGGCCAGGAGGAACTGACCGTCTCGGTGAAGGGTGCGTGCACCCGTCCTCTCGTCGACCGTTTCGCCTGGTCGCGCTCGAAGTCGCGGACGGATCCGGGCCCGGTGATCGCGGCGTCGCTTGCGCTCTGGTCGGCGGTTGATCGTGACATCGGTAACCGGGACGATCTGGAGATCTTCTGATGCTCGCCGCAGCGATTCCAACCTGGGCGCTCGTCGTGTGCTTCGTCGTGTGTTTCGTTCTCGGCTACCTCGTGGCTAGGCGCTGATGGGGTTGCTCGACCGCGTGACGCGCGCCGCTGGCGGACTCGCCGGGCCGCTGCTCAGCCGCGATGTCGGCCCGCTCGAGGGGACGAACATGTCCCTGTGGAACTCGATCATCCCGGGCTGGTGGACGGAGAACGGCTTCAACAAGGCGGGGCAGATGTGGTGGCCCGGAGACGGCCTGCTCGCCGATCGCGTCTGGATCACGAATCGCTGCATTCAGATGAACGCGCAGCAGATCGCGGCGATGCCTGTCCGCTTCGAGGCGCCGAACGTCGCGGCCGACGGCGAGCCGGCCTGGGTGTCGAACCCTGACCCGCTCGGCTATCCGAACGGGATCGGCGACCTGATCTTCGCCTGCATCGCCGACATCTACGGCTGGGGCTACTGCCTGCTCTACGTCACCTCCCGCTACGCGGACGGCTATCCGCGCAACTTCACCCGGGTCCCGGCCCAGTACTGCACGCCCGTCTGGGAGGACGGGATCAAGCAGTACAAGGTCGGCGACATCAACCTGAACCCGGACGACGTGATCCAGATCGACCGCAACCCGGGCTACGGCGCCTACAACTCGGCGCACGGCTCGAGCGCCATCAGGTCCTATGCGCAGATGGCTTGGGGCCTGCTGGCTGCCGGGAACCTGGAGATGGACGTGAACACGGGCGGGATCCCGAAGGCCGTCCTCAAGGTCACGGACGAGAACCGCAAACTGTCGGCGGAGCAGGCGACGAGCCTGCAGACGCAGTGGATGGAGAAGACGATGGCGCGCGGCGGCGCTCCGCCCGTGCTGCCTCCGGGCCTCGATTTCGAGACGCTGTCCTGGTCGCCGAAGGACATGGCGCTGCTCGAGACGCAGGAGTTCAATGCACTCTCGCTTGCGACAGCCTTCGGGATCCCGGCCGTGCTGCTCAACATGTCGATCGGCGGCACGCGCGGCTCGGCCTCGATCACCTACACGAACCCGGGGATGCTGGGCGAGATGTGGTGGCGCTTCGAGCTGCGTCCGACAGGCAAGCGCGTCTGCGACGCCCTGACCGCCCAGGCGCTCCCGTCCGGGCAGTGGGTGTGGCTCGATGCGGCCGACACGTTCCTGCCGATCAACCCCGATGTCACGGCCTTCCCCGCGGACACCGGGAAGGACGACGAGCAGACAGCCGCTGCCGCTGCTGATGCTCCGCCGATTACACCACCGTCGCCGGTCGCATCTGCATCGCCGACACAGAAGGATGGGGCGCCGCGCCTCACCGCTATAGGAGGGAGCAACTGATGACGGAAGTGCAGGAAGAGAACCCCGTGGCGACGAGTGGACGCGAGGTTCTGGTCCGCACGTTCGCCGTCGAGTCGCAGTCCCTGGACGGCCGCAACCTGCACGTCAGGGTCGTCCCGTTCGACGAGGTCGCGACGGTCGCCGACCCGCCGGACTTCAAGCCGTACCAGGAGCAGTTCATGCCGGGCGTGTTCGACCGGAACGAGAAGGCGCCGAACCGGATCCGGCTCCGCACCGACCACAACGCGATCAACGACCGGACCGGGGAGCGGAGGCCGGGAGTGACGGGAATCGTCGGCCGCGGGGTCAGCCTGCGTGAGGCGAATGGCGGCTACGAGGCCGAGTTCCGCTTCCTCGACACGGCCGAGGCCGACACCGCTCGCGCGCTCGTCGCCGACGGCGGCTATGACGGTGTCTCCGCCGAGTTTGTCCCGATCCGGACGCAGCGCTCGAAGGCGGGGATCATGCAGCGGATGAAGGCGCACCTGGACTCGGTCGCGCTCGCGATCGGGCCCGCCTACTCCAAGGCGGAGATCCTCGCGCTGCGCGAAGAGGTGATCGTCGATGAGGAGCTCGTGCCGCCGCCCGTCAACCAGGATCTGCTCGATCGCTGCCAGGCGCTCGGCATCGACCTGCCGGACGGCATGGCAGTCCTGCTCACCCGCGCCTACACGGAGGCGGCGTGGGACGGCAGCGCGTCGCGCTGGGCGACAGCCGAGGAGTACTGCTCTGCAGCGGCGATCGACCTCAACCCTGCCGGCGCGAAGAAGATCAAGGACCGCTGCCACCTTCCATTCAAGGAGCCGGGCAGCGGCACGATCAACGTCAACGGAGTCCGGGCCGCGCTGTCCCGGATCGGTCAGGGATTTCCGAACGACGCATCGGACGCGCAGCGCACGTCCGCTAAGGCGAGGCTGGAGAAGCTGCTGGCCTCGTTCCAATCGAGTGACAACAGCACCCCCGCGCAGTAAGATCGTGAACGCAGTCCCGCACATGGCGCACCCCGAGCGAACGGGCACCCCGGCCTCGCCGACACCCCCGGAATCGACACCCGCCGCGAAGCAAGTGTCAATCCGAACCGGAGGTATCGCGCATCATGAGTGCATCGACGCACCAGATGGAAACCCGTCTGGCGACGCTGCTCGACGAGCGCTCCGTCATCACGGAGAAGTGGGAGGACCTGACCGCGGCCGTCAACTCCCGCGAGGGCGCCGCCCTCGACGAGCACGAGAACGACCAGATCGTGAAGTACCGCGGACGCGTCGAGGAGATCGACGCCGAGACGACCAGCCTCGCGTCCGACATCGAGAAGACGCGGGAGTCGATCAAGAACGCGAAGATCCTGCGGCAGAAGATCGTCGGCATGGAGGACTCGGTCGAGGAGGATGGCGATGGCATCGTCTACCGCACCTTCTCCGCCTACGCGCGGGACATGATCCTCACCCGCGGATCCGAGGAGTGCGCCAAGATCGCGACCCAGACGGGCAGCGACGAGGTGCTGAAGGCCCGCGAGCGGCTCAACCTGCTCAAGCGGACGCCGGCGAACACGCTCTCCTCGAATGTGGCGGGCCTGACGCCGCCGCAGTACATCGACCAGATCTTCCAGGTCATCAACGACTCGCGCCCGCTCGTCGAGAGCGCGACGAAGGTCGCGCTGGAGCGCGGCACGCTGACCTACCCGAAGATCAGCCAGCGGCCCATCGTGTCCGTGCAGTCGGCGGAGAAGACCGAGGCCGGGAACCAGGCGATGCACGTCGACATGGTCACCACGACCGCCTCCGTGTACCTCGGCGGTGGCGACCTCTCGTGGCAGGCCATCAACTGGTCGACCCCGTCGGCGCTGGATCTCTGGTTCCAACTCGCAGCGGCCGACTACGCCCTGAAGACCGAGCAGGATGCCGCCACGATCCTGCGCGACTCGGCCTTCAGCCACGTCATCGGCACCACGATCGGATCGACGCCGACGTTCGCGGACTTCATGACCGCGGTCGGTGCCGGCGCGGCGGCTGTGTTCGCGAACTCGCAGCGGACGGCGGACACCGTGTACATGGCGGTCGACAGGTACTGGTACGTCTTCGGTACCACGTCGACGGCGTTCGCGCAGTTCACGAACGTGGGCGGCGACAACGTCGGCCCGCTCCGGTTCGTCCCGTCGAGGGGACTCGACTCGGGCCTGATCATCGTCGGCGACTCGGACGCGCTCCTCTGCGCCGAGACTCCCGGCGCCCCGGTCGAGCTCCGCGTCGTCGAGCCTGCCATCGGCGGACTCGAGGTCGGCATCATCGGCGGCTTCGAGGCACAGGTTGCGGACGACGGCGCATTCGCCCAGGTCACGACCGCCTCGTAGGTCGAGGTTCGAGGGGAAAGGGAGGGTTCCGGCGTCATCCCACCGGAGCCCTCCCGCTACAGAAAGGAGCAGCACGAATGCCGAAGGACGCAGGAAAGAACCTCGGTTACCACCATCGTCGTGCTGCGGGCGTGTACGACGCGCCGGACAGCAAGACGAAGGGGAACGACAGCACGACCAGCAAGGACGTCGGTGGCCTCGGAACGCCGAAGCCTGACGAGAAGCAGGAGGAGGAGTCATGAGCGGATACGAGAGCGAAGTCACTCCCACCACGAGCGTCTCCGTAGGCGGGCTGGGATCACCGCAGACCGTCAGGCCGAAGGTCGGAAAGTCGCCGCGGCCGATCGTGAACGTGGGGTCGGTCGGGGAGCCGATGCCACTGCGTCTCGCCAAGGCCCTCAAGTCGCCGCCGCCCTCGAGCGTTCTGGACACGGACGACTGAGAACTAATGGGCGGCGGCACCTACCCCGACTTCCTCCAGCTACGAAGCAGCCCAGCGCCGCAGCCAGACCCGCACCAGGGCGGCGTCCGCGTCTACGCCGACGAGGACGGTCAACTCCGAACCATCAAGTCCAACGGTGCCGGAGCGGCTGTCGCAACCGTCTTCTCTTCCACTGTCGTTCTTACAGCCGCTGACCTCGAAGGACTTTCCGACACACCTCTCATAGTCATCCCGTCTCCCGGACCCGGAAAAGTCAACGCCGTCATGGGCCTTGCAGGCTGGATGAACGCTACGGGCCTAATCTCGGGCGGCGGGAAGATCTGGCTGCTAAACGATCCGGCCGAGTACGACCTCGTCTCGCCGTTCTACTTCGACGGGTCGCAGTTCGACTTCGGCGGTGCAGGCGTCCAGTACCTGCCCGCGAAGGTAGACGAGACGCTAGTGGGTATCGCGCTCGGCTCTTCCACGGAGGGGTTCCCGACGTACATCGGATCCTCGACCGCGATCACCGCAGCCGAGGGTTCGACCCTGACAGTGACCGCGCTCTACACGATCATCGACGAGTTGGGCTGATGGCGTACTCGACGACAGGCGAGCTGTTTCGGATGCAGAGATGACGGTCGTCGTCAGCTTCGTCAACTACGTTCCGCCAGCGAGGTTCGACGACCTTCCGTGGACTGTGGCCCTAATCCAGGAGGCGCCGACCTCGACGGGCTCCTGGACGCAGATCGACGCGCACACGCTAGACCCGGTCGACAGCGACCCAGCCACGCCGGAGACGCGGTCGTTCACTACGACGCTCGGCACCGCAGCCGACCAGTGGTACAGGATCATCTGGCGGGACGCGGCGCTCACGACATCCATCCCGACGGAGCCGTTCCAGAACATCCTGCCGCCCGACCCGTACGCGACGACCGACGACCTCTTCCGAGTCCTGCTCAAGAACAACCCGACACAGGCGCAGATCGACGCGGCGCTCGGCGATCTCCAGACGGCCACGATCGAAATCAACGCCGAGATCGACTGGGGTGCCGACCATCCCGCGATGACCACCGAGCAACTCGCGCTCTGCAAGGGCGTCTGCATCGACCGGGCCGCAGACCTCTGGCGCCACCGCGAGTCCGCACCCGGGATCCTTGGGATCGTTGACGAGGGAGTCCCGACCCTGCCTGGCCGCTACTCGTTCGCGCGCTACGTCGCACGTCTCGCTGTCCTGAAGGATCAGTGGGGCGTCGCCTGAGATGTCGACGATCGCGGCCATCATGGATGCGATGGCGGAGCAGCTCGAGGACACGCTCACGCCGCCTGACGGGATAGTGCTGCACATCGAACCCCGGGCCTTCGCCATCGCTGAAACACCCGCGGTCGACATGTTGGTCGCGAACCCGACCGGGCTCGAGCAGGGGCTCGCTGGCTTCGGCTCGCACACGATTTACGGGGCGTTCCCGATCACGCTCCGCGTCCGGGTCGGCACTGCCGACGTGATTGCCGGCGAGGATCTGTTGCTCGCGATGATCGACGACGAGGGCCCGATGTCGATTGTCGCTGGCCTGGACAGCGACCGTACGCTCGGCGGTGTCTGTGACTACCTCACCTGGGGCGAGGGCTTCCCTTGGACTGGTTACCAGGACTTTCCGATGAGCGACGGCAACGGGGTCCTGCTCGGATCCACGATGGCCGTCGTCGTGATCAAGACGCAGAGTTGACCACCATGGCCGAAACCCGGTATGAGCGGATCAACCGCCAGGCGCGGATCTTCCCTGCACAGCTGCTTGAGGGCTGCGAGAGCGCTCTCGGTCTGTTCGCCGCCGGGTTCTTCGGGATCAACGACTGCATTCACTTCGCCCGCGCTGGACTGACCGCGGTCTGTGTGGACACGAACGCCGACAAGCTGCTGCAGATGTCGACGATCTACCCGGTCGGCTGGGCGTTCTACGTCGAGGATGCGTGGGTCTTCGCCGAGCGCGCCGCGGCGGGAGGCCGGAAGTGGGACATCGTCACGGTGGACTGCTGGTTCGACGACGACACGCAAAGAGTCTGGGATTCTCTCGACCTCTGGTTGAGCGTCACCGCTAAGGCGGCGCTCATCACCGTCAGGCTCGACACCGAGCTGGACATCCCCGATGGCTGGAGTTACGGCTACTTCGACCGTGGCCCTGATGTCGGCTGGGGAGTGCTGCAGCGTGGATGAACTCTTCGCCGTGCAGCCGCTTGACGAATGGCCGATGCCGACAAGGACGAGGATCAGCCTGCTCGGCGATTGCTCCGACTCGATGTGCGTGGCTCTGATGGCGAAGATCCGCGGCACGGTCGACATGCCGAAGTACCGCTCCGGCGCCGCGATCATGGAGATGCCTGAGAGCCGTGAGGCGTGGGAGGCGCAGCATCGAACGGCGCGGAAGCGTGCGTGGCACAGCGAAAGGCTCGGCTACCAGTTCGCGGAGATCGATCGGGCCCGGTACAGCGACGACATCTTTAAGATCAACACGTCGCTCGCGACCCGGCAAGGACGACCGATGAGCGCCGGGTATCTCGAGCATCGCCAGCAGGGCAGCTTGCCGGTCTACGACTGTGAGCGCCATGCGATCCGGGCGTACGGCGTCCTAGCGCCACGCCTAAACCTCGTTGCGTACATGACGCTCTACCGGATCAACGAGATCGCGCTCATCAGCATGATCCTCGGCCACGGCGACCATCTCGCGAGCGACATCATGTACCTCCTCTTCGCCGGGATGATCGAACAGCAGGCCGAGCTCGGCGGCTGGCTCTACTACAACCTCTGGGACAGCGGCACCGACGGCCTCCGCTACTACAAGGAGAAGGTGGGCTTCCACTGCGGGGACGTGGAATGGGTCGCGTGATCGACGTGACGATCATCTCCTGCCTCTACGGCGACAGCTTCGAGAAGTTCGCCCGCCGCTGGTGGCGCGCAATCAGGGCACTTGACCCCTGTCCGGCGCATGTGATCCTCAGCACGGAGGCCGACCACGGTCCGTCACTGTGGACGCATCCTGAGCCGTGGTACCTGAACATCGCGTGGCGGCTGGCGCACACCGAATGGGTCTGGGTCGTCAACCTCGACGACCTCGTTCTCCCCGACGCCCTGGTCGGCCTTGAGGAGTGCGACGCGGACGTGTGGCTGACCGGGTTCGAGCGCGACGACGGCGTCATCCACATCAGCGAGCCGATGAGCAACGACGCCTACCTCGCGTCGAGCAGCAACGGCTACGCCGCCGGCAGCGCGATCAGGCGCTCGGCCCTCGAGCGCGTAGGGGGCTTCCGAGACGCAGGCTTCCAGGACTGGGATCTCTGGCGCAGGCTCGCCGCCGCCGGCGCGACCTTCGCGACGAGCGGACGCGTGAACTACCTCTACTCGCAGCACGACCAGACACGGACGAACCTGGAGCTCACGCCCGAGAACCGGGAGCGTCACCTCGCGGAGATGGCCGTATGAACCAGGACGAGGTCACCGCCGTGATCGTCACCCGCGGCAACGTCGACCTGGAGCCCGTGCTCGAATCGCTGATCTTCGACGATGTCATCGTCTGGGACAACAGCCAGTCGCGCGAAGACCAGATGACGTACGGACGCTTCTGCGCGGCGATGGTCGCCGACACGTCGGTGATCTACAGCCAGGATGACGACATTGTCCACAGCCACGAGAACCAGCACGCGATCCTGGACGCGTACGACGAGAGTTTCCTCACGGGTTGCATGTGGGAGGAGTGGTCGGCCGGGGCGTACAGGCAAGGGATCCCGGACGGGTACTCCGATCTTGTATTCCCCGGCTCTGGCTCGATCTCGCACCGGGCGCTCTGGGCCGAGGCGACGCTCGACTATCTCGCCCACCACCCGAAAGACGACTTCTTCCGTATGTGGTCGGACACCATCATCGGTGTCCTCGCGCCGACCAGGCAGCTCGACCTGCGTTTCGAGTCTCTTCCCTGCAGCGATGAGGGTGGACGGATGGCCGACATGGAAGATGCGGTCGCGCTGAAGAGCGAGGCGATCACGCGGGCCCGCGCGATTAGAGATCTGGTTCCGGCGTGAGAGAAGCGCGGCCCTTTGGCCACTACGATCTCCTCGAACTTGACGAGCGCCTCTTCGCCAAGGCGGAGCGTGTCGTTGCGATGGAGGATGTCCACGACGGACAGCGCGAGCCGAACGTGATCGGCTTGCGCCACGACTGCGACGCATGGCATTCACTCGCGACCGCGCTCAACATGGCCCATTGGGAGGCTGAACGCGGCTACCGCTCGACCTACTTCCTGCTCCACACGTCGCCGTACTGGCACTACGACTGGTTCCCGGCCGCGGTCGAAGAGATCGCGTCGCTCGGGCACGAGATCGGCATCCACACCGACGCCCTTGCCGAGGCGATCCGGACGGGCGAGGATCCCGACCTGATTCTCGAGCGCGCGATCAAGCGACTGCGCGACCTCGACTTCCCGGTCCGCGGGGTGGTGGGACACGGCAGCCCGCTCTGCATCCGCCAGCGCCGTTCCGACGAGGCGAAGTTCGCGAACGACGAGCAGTTCGCCGAGTGTCGCCGCCCCGACCACGGCGACGTCGACCGGATCATCGCTCGCGGAAGCAGCAGGATCCAACTCAGGCCGCGCCCGCTCTCCGACTTCGGCCTCGAGTACGAGGCACTCTGGTGCGCCCACCCGTGGTCGTGGCGTTGCAGCGACTCCGGCGGGCAGTGGCTGAATCCAGGCTTCGAGGAGACTGCTGACATGTTCGCTCTCCAGACGGATGTCACGACCCTCCCGTCCGAGACTGAGCATCCGCGGCAGCTCCACATGCTGATTCATCCCGACTGGTGGGAGACAGCGTTCGTGACCGCCGAGGTGGCGCGGTGAGGCGTCTCACCTTCGTTGTCCCGGTTCACGGCAGGCTGCAGCTCGCGAAGATCTGCCTGCGGCAGCTGCGCCGCACCTGTGACGCGCTCGAGCCAGAGGGCGTTCATGCGACGGCGATCGTCGTGTCCGACCCCGAGACGCTCGCGGAGCTTGAACTGGACGGACTGGGCTTCGGCTTCGTCGAGCGTGACAACGACTACCTCGGGCGCCGCTTCAACGATGGCATCCAGCTCGCGGCCGACCCGAGCTACAACCCGGAGCCCGCAGATTTCGTCGTGCCGTTCGGCTCGGACGATTGGGCCGACCACCGCCTCTTCAGGGAGCCGCTGCCAGCCGCGAACGAGATCTTCGGCTTTCGCCGCATGTCTTTCGTCAACGAGACGGCCACGAAGATCGCGGCAACGCTCCTCAACTACGAAGGCGGCGCCGGGATCAGGATCATCCCGCGCGAGCTCGTGGCCGGCCTTGGCTACCGGCCCGCAGACGAGGATCGCGAGCGCGGCTGCGACACGAGCATCCTGGTCAACCTGCGGCGCCATCACGGCGACCGCCTGAAGGTGCGCGACGGCTGGCATCTGCATGACCGCCAGATCGTCGACTGGAAGTCGAAAGACCAGCAACTGAACACGTTCAACACCGTTGCGCAGCTGCACCAGTCGAAGGCGCAGGCCGACCCGTTCGGCGCGCTCGTCGAGTACTACCCGGCCGAGGCGCTCGAGGAGATGGCCGAGTACTACGGAGCGGCGGTGCCGGCCCGTGCATAAGCGCTACCTCGTCACGGGCAAGCGCCGCTACCGCAATCACGACCCTGGAGCGGTCTTCGAGGCCAGGCTCGATCCGGATGCCGAACGGCGAGCCATCGAGCGAGGCAACATCCGCGTCCTCGAGGTGATCGACCTCGGCCCAAAGAATGGTAGGTACGGCCTGCCAGATGAAGAAACCAGAGACAGCAGTCTCGCGAGCACAGCAAGGGAGGGAAAGTGACGTTCACCAAACAGGTCGCCCTGCACGACATGATCACGATCGACGGCGTCGACCAGTCGAACGCGTTCAGCAGCTTCGGCCTCACGTCCGACGCGACCAGCGTCGACGTGTCCGGATTCTCCGTCAGCGGCACCGACGAGACGCTGTCCGGGCCGAAGGCTCAGGGGTTCTCCGGCACCGCATTCCAGACGAGCGAGAACGAGCAGTTCTTCTGGAACCTGCACCTCTCGAACGAGTCGTTCGAGGTCGAGTGGCAGCCGGACGGACTGATCGACAATACGAGGCCGAAGTGGAAGGGCATCTGCCAGTTGCGCAGTTTCGACCCGACCACGACGCGGGGCAACGCTCGCGACATGCCGCTCACGTTCACGGCAGCCGATTCACTCGGGATCTACATCTCCACCACCTAGCGGTGGAGAGCGAATCGAACTGAGGCCGATCCTTGGACGCGACCAGGGTCGGCCTCGCAACCAGAAGGAGAGTCCACGCGTGGCCGCTGAAAACCCCGACACCACAGTTCACTTCGAGATCGCAGGAGAACGATACGAGTACCCCGACCCGTTCGACCTGACCCTGGACGAGTGGGCGGTCGTCTACGACATCTCAGGCGTCGCGCTCGAGGACGTCGCGCCGCAGCAGAACAAGAAGCTCGAGCGCGAGCGCATCAAGAAGCTTCGCCACCCGAACACACTGAAGGGCCTCGCGGTTGTCGGCTACCTCCGCGCCAAGCCCGACGAGGATCCCGAGGACGCGAAGGATTTGATCGGATCCGCGCGCATGGTCGGGCTGCTTGAGTCGATGGCGCCTGACGAGGACGCAGAAGACCCTACGCAGGCGTCTCCGACGCCAATCGAAGACGGATCGACGAGAAGCGAGGACGACTCCAGCGAGGATTCGTCGAGCGATTCAGTGAGGAGTTCGGAGACACCGGACGACGAGCCAGTAGCTACTGGGATTGGCGGGTAGGTCACATCTTGCCGGCGATCCACCCAGGGAACGTAGGAATGCTCAAGCCTGAGGATCTGCTCGGCGCCATCGGCCTCTTCAACGGGAAGTACGAGGCGGAGTAGATGGCCGACGCCGTCCTCGTCGTCAACCTCGCGGAGATCAACCGCTCAATCAACGCGAGCGGCAAGGAGTACGCGAAGGCGATGCACATCGGCCTGCTCCAGGGCGCTGAGCCTGTTCGTCAGGACGCGGGCCGTCTGTCACAGACAGCGCTCAGCGGCATGAGGCGGGCGAGGAAGAAGCCGCCGCCCTGGTCGATTCAGAAGAAGGGCCAGACGATCCATGAGGTCTACATCGTCCCGACGCAGAAAGGTGTCGGCAGGGGTCACGCGGATGATCCTCGTCGCCGCCCGAACTTCGCGACGGTCATGCTCGGCAAGGCGTACAACCCGGCGCTCGAGCGCAACCGGGCGCGCGTCGTCGCGCACGTCGAGTACTGGATGGGCTCGGTGACGAGGACGATCTGATGGGCGTCAACGATCTCATCATCAGGGTCATCGGCGACCCGACCAGCCTGCTCAAGTCGAACGAGGCGGTCATCTCCTCGAACACGATGGTTGGCAGGTCGGCGCTTGCGATGGGCGCGGACTTCGAGAAGTCGGCGGCTGCGCAGGTCGCGTCGATTGAGAAGGCGATCACGGCGCAGCGGGCTCAACTCGCGTCGATCCAGGCGCTGAAGGCGAAGTCGTCTGGGGCGACGCTCGAGGCGGCGACGATCGCGGAGACGACCGCCCAGAGCCGGCTGAATCGCACGCTGGGCGAGTCGTCGGTTGCGTACGGCCGGACGAGCGCCGGCGCGAAGCACGCCGAGGACGACCTCAACAAACTCACGCGTGGCGCTCTCGCAGGGTCCGGCGTCTTCTCCAGCATGGGACGGTCGCTCGCGTTCGCGTCGTCCGCGTTCATCGGCTTCTCAGTTGGCGGACTCGCACTCAGTACGTCGATCAAGGACGCCGAGACTTTCGACTCGTCGCTGCGGTCTGTTGATGCGACGCTCACCAAGATGCGCGTCAACGTTCGCACCTTCAATCCGCAGCTTGAGAAGTGGGCGCAGGATCAGCAGCGGCTCGGAGTGTCGACGATCGACGCGACGAAGGGGTTCGCGACTCTTATCGCGTTCACACATAACGCGACGACCGCGCGGCAGGCGTACACGGCGGCACTCGAGATTTCGCGAGTGACAGGGCGCAGCCTCAGCAGCGTCGAGCTCGCCGCTGCGAAGGCGACACAAGGCCAGACGTCCGCGCTCGCCCGATACATCGGGACAATCCCGAAAGGGACGACGTTCCAGGAGGAGTTCAACCGGGTTCAGGCCAAGTTCGGCGGTCAGGCGTTGGCGAACACGACGGCGAGCGACAGGTTCAGTGCCGCCCTCACGAACTTGGAGACCGATCTCGGCGTCGCTCTCTTGCCGACGTTCGACCGGCTCGTCAATCACTTCTCGGCGTGGCTGTCGAAGATGGAGCAGTCGGGCAGGCTACAACGGGACTTCAACGAGGTTGTCCGCGACTCGGGGTATGTCTTCCACACGCTCGGTGACGTGATCTCGCACGTCGACGACGTGACGGGGAGTTTCCTGCATACGGTTGAACTTCTGCTCGCGCTCGAGCTCGCCAGCAAGCTGCGCGGGATCGCTGTCGCCTGGGGGCTGGTCGGCACCGCTGCGACGGAGGCTGGCGCTGCTCAGACGGCGGCGCTCGCCGAGACTGCCGCGGCGACCGGGACCGCAGGGGCAGCAGGAGCAGCTGGCGGCGGGGGTGGCCTATTGGCTGGACTCGGAGCAGGAGGTCTGCTCGGCAGGCTCAGTAGCAAGCTGATCAATCCTCCGCCTGAAGTCAGCGGAGTCGTCTCTCGCGTCGGCATGTATACCGGGGCGGAAGCGGCAGGGGCCACGCTCACCACCGCCGGGATTGGAGCCCTCGCCGTGGCAGCCTTCGCAGCGACCGCCGCTCTGACCAAACTCGCCACTGTCACCGGAGACAAACTCGGCGCCGGATCGACTTACGACAAGAGTCTGAGCGCGGTCGAGGGCTTCTTCACTGGAGGGTTGTTCGGCAACAAGCAGTTCGGCCCGCTGCATTCGATTTTCGGCGCGGTCCTCCATGGGCAGGTTCCATTCGAGAATGCCCTCAAGAGCACGTTTCAGACTCCTACTCCTCCATTCCATCCCCAGAGTTACTACCAGCAGCAGTTCGGGCTCACGAACTCGCAGCTGTTCGGGCCGGTCCCGTCACGGCATAACTTCGGTGGCGTGCAGCCGATGACGCAGTACTGGAAGCAGTTCGTCCTGACTTTCAAGGAGCAGATGGCGCAGGCGCAATCCGCGCTCACACAGAGCACTGCCGACGATGTGGCTGCGGCAAGGCAGGTCGTCGCCCGGATCAAGACGCAACTTGCCGAGGGGAACATCCATGGTCCGGCGCTCTTCCAGGCGTTAGCGCTCGAGGCGAGCGCCTACCAGACGATCTGGTCGGCTGAGGCGGCGCAAGCGCAGAAGCGTGCGGCGGCGGCGGCAGCCGCGAAGGCGAAGATTCTGGCCGAGATCGAGAACAGCATCAACCCGCTTTCGCTCCAACTGGAGCTCGCGGTTGCGCAGGCGAAGGGCGACCAGAAGGGGATTATTGCGGCGCTGAAGAAGCAGCGAGCTGCAGCCGAGAAGGCGCTAGCCACGGAGAAGCTGACGATCCAGCAGAAGATCGAAGCCGAGAACCAGATCACGTCGCTGAACCAGCAGATCCTCGCCGCCCAGACGACCGCCGCGAAGACGTTCACGCAGTCGACGAAACTGCAGATCGCCCTTGCGAAGGCGCAGGCGTTCGGTGGCGACACGACCAAGGTTCTGAAGGAGATGAAGGCCGCGGCGCTCAGGGCTCTCCGCTCCGGGAAGTACGCAGGGCAGGCTCTCGTCGATCTCCTCAATCAGATCACGAGCATCAACTCGCAGCTTCAGTCGCAGACCTCGAACGCCTACGGCGACTACAAGAAGGCGAGCGTCAAGGCGGAGACGGCAGGACTCGGCCTCACGCCGGCACAGCGGCGTGCCCTGGAGGCGAGGTTGGCCCGGCGCGGCCCAGGCGGCACAATTCCCATGAGCGGCGTAGGCGCAGCGGGCTACATCATCGACCCGGACACCGGACGGCCCGTGAAAATCGTCCATCACCCGCACGGGTCGAGCAGGACTCCAGCCTCTTCAAGCAGCGGCGGCACTCCCGTCTACCGCGAGCAGATCAACATCAAGATCGAGCTCGACGGCAAGCAGGTGACAAAGACGGTCACGATCAACCAGCAGAAGAACTCTCGTCGCAACCCGTCGCAGCGGCGCGGACCCAACGCGGGCGTCCCGAGCTCGTAGGTCATGACTGACGGCCGCGTCCTCATAGCATTCGACGACGGGCCGCTCGAGCCGACGCCCACCTGGACTCGGATCGACTCTCCGAGCAGCGACTTCCCGGACGGATTCGTCTCCGGCTACGACACCCAGAACGGCCGACAGACGCTGCTCTCAGTGACGGGAACGGGCACCGGAACGGTCTACATCAACGACCACAAGGAAGGCCTCTTCGATCCTCGCAACTCGGGCTCGCCGTACTACCAGAAGCTCGACGGCAAACAGATCCTGCTGCAGTTGTGGGATCCCGTGCGTGAGGTCTGGGAGCCGCAGTTCCGCGGCACGGTCGACAACGCCTCCTACGACATCGACGGATCGGCCGTCAACTCCGATGGAGACCCGATCAACGCGAGCATCCAGCTCGACTGTGTTGACGCCTTCGACTACCTGGCGGGGTTCGGACTCACTCCCGGTCTGGCCGGGGACAGACCTCCCGCTGGTGGTGCTGATGGAGTCTGGTATGCAGCTACCACCGATGAGGCGTTCGTCCGCATTCTCCAGATCCTCGATGACGCTAACTACCCGTCACCGAACGACGGGATCCAGTCGGTCATCTTTTCCGGGAACGTCGCTCTCCAGACGGTCAAATACGACCCTGACGAGTCCGCTCTCACCGCGCTTCGCGACTGTGCCGACGCCGAGTTCCCCTTCATCAGCAATCTTTATGTCGATCGCTTCGGGAGGGTGGTCTTCCACGGAAGATACGGCCGCTTCGACCCGGAGGATCTGAGCGCCTTCGCCGGCAGCGACAGGTGGGACTGGCACTCATGGAAGGGCGGCGACGGCAAGCACATAGCGCTCGATTCGGACCGCGCCCAGATCCGCGTCCTCTCCTACGACCAGGGCCGCATCAACGTCGTAAACGTCGCGACCTGCTACCCGGCCAACATGCCCCCGAGCCAGATGCCGTCGCAGGTTTATGCAGACACCACATCGATCGCGGACTACGGCCAGCACGCGGCGCCGCCGATGAGCGACCTGCTGACCGCCCAGCCGATCAACGACAACCTGAACGGTCATCCGACGTGGACGCGGTACACCGAGACGGAGAAGTTCGCCGAGCTCCTCGTGAAGAACCAGAAGGATCCGCGCGAATCGGTCACGGCGCTGCAGGTCAAGACGGTCGATCCCTCGGACGCGCGTGCGACAGCAGTCTGGGCGCTGCTCACTCAGGCCGACGTGAGCGATGTCATCAACCTCGCGGTCGGCTACCCGTCCGGGATCGGCCTGACCGGAGGATCGCCCGCAGACGACTACTTCATCGAAGGCAGACAGGTGCGCGTACGCCCGCTCGACCGTGACGTGTATGACTACGTCGAGTTGGATCTCGAGGTCAGCCCCAGAGCATGGTCATCGGATCCGCACAGTGTCTTCCCGGCCTGGAGTCCGTCGTGAGTGTTGCCGGCAGACAGTCCCGCGTCTACGGGCAGCATGGGAATCGTCACGGGGCTCGCGGCAGTGACCCGACCCCGCCAGGGCCGTGGCAGTATGCGACCCCGCTTGCGCCAGCACCAGACCCGGACGACATCGACGGATCAACCGAGGGAGAGGCGTTCGAGAACCCCTGGGGGAACATCGCTCTGCCCGATGGATCGTGGTCGCCGCTTCGCTGGCGGCTCAACGCCGCAGGACGGGTGCGTATTGAGGGGGCGATCGACGGTGGTGCCCTGGGGAGCGTCTGCGTGACGCTGCCCGCCGCGTACTGGCCGCTCACGGATCACGTCGCGCTGGTCGCCTCGACGGATGGCTCTCGGGTGATGACCGTCAGTGTCAGTGCCTCCACCGGAGAGGTCACGGTCGTAGGAGTGCCCGACGCGAGCGCTGTCGTCGGTGACGGCCAGGTGGGAACAGCCCAGCTCGCCGATGGGTCTGTCACCGACGCGAAGCTTTCTGACTCCGGAGTGTCGGCTGGGACCTACGGCGACGCTAGCCATGTCTCAGTGGTCACGGTGAACGCGAAGGGCCGGATCACGACGGCCGTCTCAACGGCAATCGCGATTGCCGAGTCCGCGGTCACCGGGCTTGTCACTGACTTGGCTGCGAAGATTGCGAAGTCGATCCTGACGGCGAAGGGCGACATCATCGTCGCCACCGCATCTGCGACGCCCACGAATCTTCCCGTCGGGCTCGACGGTTACGTCCTGACGGCGGACGCCGCCCAGATCGCCGGAGTCAAATGGGCTGCGGCGACAGGCGGCAGCGGCGTAACTGACGTCACCTCATCGGATAGCAGCCTGACCGTCACCACCCCCACCGGCCCGACCACCGACTTGAAGGTCGCCACAGTAGACGGAGGATCAGCGTGAGCCGCAAAGCACTGATCGCGTTCCGCCGCGACACCGCCGCCAACTGGACGAGCGCGAACCCGACGCTCGCCGCCGGCGAGCCCGGCTGGGAAACCGACACGAAGAAGGTCAAGATCGGCGACGGCACGACGGCCTGGAACAGCCTCGGCTACCTCGCAACGGGCGGCGACATCCCGAAGTCGCTCCTAGCCGCGAAGGGCGACATCATCATCGCCACCGCCTCCGGCACGCCCACGAACCTCGCGGTCGGCGCTGACGGTCGCATCCTCGTCGCTGACTCGGCACAGACGGACGGCGTCGGCTACTCCACCCGTGACCTCGATGCGAACAGCCACAAGATCAAGAACGTCACCGATCCGGCGTCAGCCCAGGACGCGGCGACCAAGGCCTATGTAGACGCCCACTCGGCCGGATCAGCGCTCCTCTTCTCGAGCGTCCTCGGAGCCGACGCGGCGAGCATCGACACCGGCGCCAGCGCCCTTTCTGGCAGCTACAACGTCCTCGAGATCTTCATCTTCTCCCGCACCGCTGACGCGGCCGCGGGTGGCACGCTCCTTCTCACCTTCAACGGCAGCACCGGCGGCTACACCCGCAACCTGATCCAGGTCGTCAACGCCACCGTCACCGGGAGTAGCGTCATCGGGCAGTCCGCCATCGCCCTCGACACGCACGGAAACACTGGTCTCGCCGGCGCCTACGGCACCGCCGCCGTCGTCATAGAGGCTTACGCAGGAAGCAGCGCCCAGAAGACGGCCACGATTCACACGATCCGGCCCGACTCGACTGCGGCCAACCAGGCGAGCACGGTCGGCGGCGGCTCCTGGGCCAGCAGCGGCGCGGCGATCAACCAGGTCGAGATCGCCGTCAGCGGCGGAGCGAACCTAAAGGCCGGAACCGCGATCTACATCTACGGCCGCTGATATGGCGATCGTTTTCGACACAGCCGCCACGCCCGCGAACGGACTCTCGGACACCGTTTCTATCCCCCGTGGCGGCACCGTCGACGACCTCATCGTCCTCGTCATCGCCATCGACAGCATCTCCTCAGCAGGGCCGTGGGTCGTCCCGAACACCGGATCTCTGCCAAGCAGCTATATCGGGCCGTCTACCGGATGGAAGCGATGCGCCGTTCAAGGGCCATCAGCATCCGGGACAGGGTTCGAGGTGTGGGCCGCGATCAGCGCGACCGTCGTCGGCACCTCGTTCGCGCAGCTCACCACCACCTTCGGATGGAACAGCATTCAGGCTTTGTACAAGAACGTGTACGCGCCCAGCAACTCCATCAACGATGGAGCGGTCAGAGCCGCCACGAGCGCTCAGGTGACCGGCGACGATCCCTCCGCCCCGTCCGTATACGCCTACGTCGACGAGGTCGTCGTTGTGTGCATGGCCGAGACACTCACAGGATCGCCGAGCGCCCCCACTGGCTACACGCTACGAACATCCCACGCCCGCACGGCTCAAGCTGCCATCGCCGACGCGACCGTGAGTATCGAAGGGAACACGGGGCCGATTCCCTTCGTCGGCTCGGCATCCCCGTCGGGCTCCAAGGGCGTGACAGCCACCCTCGCGATCAGGGAGACGGCTCCGTCCTCGAGCTCGCCCTTGATCGTCGTTGAGTACGCAGCCGATCCCAACCCGCCCCAGACGCTGTAAGGACTCCCGGGACAGATGTCGTAGCGTAGGAGGAGAAGATGGCAACCAAGGCACAGAGAGCGCACGCGGTCGAGATCATGAACTTCATGCACGAGCATCGCTCACACCTCGCCTACCCGCCCGGTGATGAGCGGACGAGCAGGGACAACATCAGCTGGCACCTCACCGAGGGGCACATGAAGACGCTGCTTGAGGCGGGCCACATCTGGCAGGGCGACTGCTCGGAGTTCGGCTCCTACGTCCTCAAGTGCGCTGGACTGTGGCACTGGAGTTCACCCGGCTGGACGGGCTCTCACCTCACGCTCCTCCCGCACCACTACACCGACGGCCGGAATGCGGATCCCGGCGCCCTTGTCATCTTCGGCGAGGGAGAAGGCAAGCACGAGGCGATCGTCCACACTGCGGACCACAAGAACGGTGACCCGATCGTCGACTCGCACGGCCACGCGGGGCTCGACAGGCTGCGCGTCTCGGTCATCGCGGCAAGCATCGGAGGTGGGGTGCGATACCTCAGCATCGCCCACCTATAGCCCGAGGGGTCGGGACTGGCGTCTCCCGTGAGCGGGACGACTAATAGAGGATGGATCCGGTCGACTGGGAGGCGTGGGTACGCGTTACTCGCGATGTCCTCATCGTGCTGGTCGGGACGTTCATCATGGTCTTCGAGACGGTGTTCGCGGCCATGCCGAGCATCGAGCTCATCGGGGCCGGGCTCGCCCTGCTCGGAGCGCCGGCGGCGTTACGGCTCGACAATCGCTGGGGTGACAAGCGGCAGTCGTCCGGGGAGGACGACGACAAATGGTCCCACCTTCCGTGAAGCGCAGCGTTGAACGCCACCCCGTCAGCGCAGCCTGGTTCATGCTCTGGTTCGTGATCATCATCGTGCTTGCAGCTGGAGGCCCACATTGGTGAAACTCGCTGAGCGGATGATCTCGTGGAATCTCGTGCGCCGCCTGGACAACTGGCGCTTCTGGATGCTGATCGCGTACATCGGCCTCTGCGGGTTCGGCCTCGCACTCTGGCACGACAACCAGAAGACGAACGCGACCGCCCAGAAGAACAACCTGCTCCTGTCCGAGCGCCGGGCCGACATCACGGCCAACGCCGAGTCGCAGTACCAGCAGTGCGTGAAGAGCATCCCGACCCTCGTCCGGGTCAACCGCTTCCTGCATGCGGTCGAGGACGTACATCTGACCCTGCTGCAGAACTCTCGCCGCACTCACGCAGTGACTCCGCCCGGCAGCCCGATCTACAAGGCGCAGATCAAGAACATCCAGAAGCTGAAGCAGGACACGGAGGCTGTCCGGCACGTCAGGTTCCCGGTGCCGACGATGGCGAAATGCAAGGCGCTAAGGGCGAAGCTCAAGGCGCGACACTGACCGGAAAGAGAGGGCAAATGTCCGGCACCACACTCGCAGTCGTCACCCACGCGATCATGGGGATCGTGGTCGTGGCGGCAGCCACCACGCTCCTCGCGCTGGGCGACCTCACGGAATCGACGGCGATCGCTCTGTTCACCTCGGCGATCGCCCTGGTCGGCGGCTCGGCCACGGCCGCGGTCGCGCTCAAGGTCCCGACCGCTCCCACGATCGAGGTCAAGGCGCCGCCACGGACGCCAGCGGCCAAGTAGGAGCAGCCGCCTGAGTCTGTAGGCTGCGCGGCGAATACGCGCGGGAGCCTCCTAGACGCCGGACACGCTTGTGAGGCCGTGCCGGCGGGCGGGTATGGACATGTCCTGCCCGCCTCCCGCGCGTATCTACTTGACGCCGTCTGACGGCAGGTGTAACGTCCGCGTCGCGCCTAATACCGGGCGCCCGGAACTAGGAGGCCGGAAGTGACACTCTTGGTAGGCGCTTCGCTCGTCGAGCACGACAAGGTGACCAAGCGGTACACGGCTACATGCCCGAAGTGTGGCTGGAAAAGCGTCAAGTCCAAGAAGGACGCAGCTATCCACAACCTTCAAATCCATCTCAACTACGAGATGTGTCGGTCATGACGATGGTGAAGGTTGCCCTATGACCGAGACGAAGCGCTTCTACGGTGTCACGAGCATCACGAAACTAGGGATGGGCACCGGCCGTGCGCTCGTCGAGTGGAACGCACGGATGCCGGCCGAGACGGCGTTCGACCGCTTCAACACGCTCAGCTCGTTTGTCGCGGACGGCGACCGGGCGGGAGCGGTCAAGTGGCTGATGGACTCCCGGTTCGCCGAGAGCGGCGCAGCGAAGGCGCGCGGCTCCGAGATCCACGTCGCCGCCGAGAAGCTCGCGCTCGGCGTCTCACCCGAGGTCGACGAGGCGATCGTCCCCTACGTCGACCAGTACCGCCTCTTCCTCTCCGAGTTCCAGCCCGAGTTCCTGATGGCCGAGGCGCCCGTCTACAACGAGACGTACGCCTACGCCGGCACGACGGACGGCATCTTCCTGATCCAGGGCAAGCGCCTCCTCTTCGACATCAAGACGACGAAGGTGATGCCCGGGGAACTCAACGCGTCCGGCAAGCCGAAGCACCGTGGCCCATACGAGGAGGTCGCGCTGCAGATGGCCGCGTACCGCCGCGCGGAGAAGGTCGGCCTGATGGCGGAGCGTGTCGAGAACTACTACGGCCGCTACTACGTCTACGATCCGACGAAGCACTTCGAGCCGATGCCGGAGACGGACGGCGCGCTCGCGATCATGCTGAGCCCCGCCGACTACCGCGTCATCCCGGTCCGCACGGACGATGAGGTGTTTCGCTGCTTCCTGGCGGCGAGGCGTTGCGCCCGGTTCAACGTCGATGTGGCGAAGCGCGTGTTCGGCCCTGAGATCACGGTGGGCTCGAGGCAGGTCGCGTGAGCGTCAGTGCTGCGCCCGACGCTCCCATGCTGCCCGCGTGGCATCCGTGGCCGCACAAGACTCCGTTCCGCTGCGACGAGTGTGGCGGGATCTTCTATCCCGAGGGCGGCTCGGCTGCTGAGTGCCCGTACTGCGAGGAGGACGAATGACCATTATTGGCTTACAGCGCCGCTTGGTAGAAGTGGGTCGCATCCGCATGGGCGAGAAGGGTGAGCGCGGCAACCCGAAGCGCCTCGAGAACTGGAAGCTCACCAGCCGCGACCAGCTGCGCCTCACGGCCGCAGCCAAGGTCTTCGGCGGCGACGTGCGCGAGTGGGAAGGGCACGCAGGACAGTACGAGCTGCATACCGAAGTGGACAGCCTGCCGATCTTGCTCATGCCCGGACAGGCGATCTCGCAGCATTACGAGCTGTGGTCGGGCGGCGGTTGCAAGCGCCGCTGCGACGGCGAGAACGAGCAGCTCTCGGACGGTGCCTGCATGTGCGACCCTGACGCTCGCGAGTGCAAGCCGCACACCCGTCTCAACGTGCTGCTGCCAGACGTCGCCGGCATCGGGTGTTGGCGGCTCGACACGCAGGGCTACTACGCCGCGACCGAGCTCGCGGGCACCGTAGACCTGCTCGAGATCGCGACCATGCGCGGCGTTTTGCTTCCCGCGCGCCTCAGGATCGACCAGCGCGCCGTGCTACGCAACGGGCAGACTCGTCGCTTCCCGGTCCCGACGCTCGACATCGACGTGCGCCCGCTTGAGATGCAGGCCATCACTCAGGCTGCGCACGAGGGTGAGGTTGCACCTCTTCCCGATGGCTACAGGCCCGTTGCGGAACTGTCTGCGGGCGGCACGACGCTAGAGGCGGGACTCGCGGGTGCCGCGGCGCAGGCCGAACCAGCGCAGCGCACAGGCCGTTCGGCCGAGCCGATCTCCGACGACGTCGACATCGAAGGCGACGCCGAACTCACGGCGGACGAGGAGATGCAGACGTTCATGGAAGACGCCGACCAGAGCGTCGCGAGCGCCGACCAGCAGAGGCTGATCATGGCCCGGGCGCGCGAGCACGGCTGGAACGACAAGGATCGCTACACGATCACCGAGCGCATCTGCGGCGACGGCATCACGAGCGTCAAGAAGGTGCCGAAGAGCAAGGTCGATGCGCTCCTGAGGGCGCTAGAACTCGGCCCGGCGATCCTCGAACTCGTGCAGGAGGCCGACGAGGCGAAGGATGACATCGACCTCGGCACTCCGACAGACCCGCTCGAGGAGTTACGCGGCCAGTTGATGGACTACGGCAACTCGCTCGACATGGGCCACCAGGTTGCAGCCGCGATCGCGACCCACCGTGACGAAGAGGAATGGCTGACACGGCAGCTCGCACGCCTCAAGGGGCGCTACGAAGAGACGAAGGGCGCAGCGTGATCGCCATCAACGCCTGCCTGCGCCTGCTGTTCCTGCTCTCGGCCGTGTGCTTCCTCGCGATCGGGCTCTGGAATCACGACTGGCTGACGATCTCGTTCTGCCTCGTGTTCATCCTGTTCTGGCCGGCGATCTCTCGCTGGCTGCGGGAGGACGCTGATGAGGTTGCCCGTCTGCGCGAACTCGACAGGCTCTGGGACGACGACGATGATCTCTCGGAGTCAGCGTGAAGTGCACAGGTTGTCAGCGCTACTTCATCCGTACCGATTGCCCGGTGCATGGTTCACCGCGACGTCACCGGGGCTGGTGGCATCGCGTGAGCATCTGGGTCGCAAGCCGGGGCCGTAGCCCCGAGGACATGGAAGCGACGAAAGGAAAGAGAGCATCCTGCAGTGGCTCATAGCGATCGTCATCTCAATCTCGTCCCACCACGCGCTTCACACGAGAGCGCTGGCGGCGGCGACCACACGGACAACCACTCAGGCTCGCGTCGTGCACCTGCGCGGCTCGATCCGCTGGCATCGCTCGCGTACGCAGACCCTTCGCTTACGGGCTGGCCTGAGCAGATTGCCGACGCGCTACGTCGAACGGAGAACGACCTCGGTGCCGTTCCTGACCTGGGTCAACCACCGCTGGCAGCGCCGGCAGATACAGGCAAGCCGCACACTGAGGTCGTCGCGCCCTACTGGATCGGTGACGTCACTGATCTGTCGCGTGTTCGGCTCAGGGTGCTCGGAAGCACTCCGAGTGGCCTACTGCGAATCGCGGTATCGACTGACGGCAGTAAACGGCCAGTACCTCGGGATCTTCCAGATGGGATCGCACGAGCGAGCGACGTACGCGACGATCGGGTACAGCACGGCGTACGAGCAGATCGTCGCGGCGCACAACTACTACGAGGCGGCAGGCTGGGGTCCCTGGTCCTGCGCCTGAGAGATCTGGGACGGCAACCACAGGCGGCGGGCGCCGTCTCGGATCCTGAGGCCGCACCTCAGGGTCCGTGCCGTCCCAGTAAGACCTCGCTGCGCTGGTGGCTCGCCGGCGGAAGCATGAGGGTCTGGTGAGCGCCTGCCGCTCCTGTAGCGCCGAGATCATCTGGGCCCGTACCGAGCGGGGTTCGAAGATGCCACTCGACGCCGAACCGATCGGACACCCGCAGGACATGCGCGGCCTGTTCGTGCTGCGTGACCGCTCGAGCACCGAAGGGCCGCTCGCCATCGCCGCCTGGGGGCTCGACTGGAAGACCGACCCGCACTACCGCTCGCACTTCGCGACCTGTCCGCAAGCCGACGAGCACCGGAGGAGCGCATGACCCTGCCGAACCGGGACGACGCCACCGCGGCCGTCCGCACATCCGTCTGGACGCTCGTGATCGCGTTCTGGCTCGTCCTTTTCATCGTCGCGGTCACGCTCGCTCTCGCGCTCGCCATCTGGCATCTGATCGGAGCGTTCTGATGGAGGAGACGAAGCTCGTCCTCACGCCCGCCACGATCGCGCGCCTCGAGCTCGGCCCTGACGACATCGTCGTCGTCCGTAGCGCGGTCAATCTCGACCCGGAGCGCTGCACCTGGCTGGGCGAGACGGTGAAGGAAGCCGTCGGCGGAAACAAAGTGATCGTCATCGCGCCGAACATCTCGCTCGAAGTGATCGAGAAGTGGTGACCATCCCGACCAAAGTCTGCGCCGGGCCGGCGCACGCGGGCCCCGTGCTGCTGCCGATCTTGCCCGAGTACTGGTACTTCTACGGCGACTCGGCCTGGGCGCGCGAGAAGGGGATGGTCGGTAAGCCGATCTCCAAATGCATCCGCTGTCGTGGAATCGAGCACCCTCACCAGCTGATCCCCGTCACGAAGATTCAGCGGTTCACCCTAGAGCTGATTGAGCGCTGCGGCGGCTACAAGCAGGCCGAGCGGGAGAGTGGCGTCGGCGAGCGGGTGCTGCGCCAGATCGCGCTAAAGACGAAGCGTCGCGGCGTACAGAAGGGGACCGCGCAGAGGATCCTGGTCGCGCTCTCGGAGAAGCGAGAGTACGACAGGCGCAACGGGCTGAGCGAGCGCTTCGTGGAGGCCCGGCTCGCGCAGGCGCGAATCGAAGAGAGACTGGAGAGGGAGTTGAGGCGCGTATGAAGTCGTACGGGGGCTATACGCGGGCGAAGGACGGATGTATCGTCACCTTCCTGATGCCCGACGGATCGACCGAGGTGCAGCACTTCTCGTCTGTCGTGCGTGAACGCCGCCACACCTATCCGCGTACGACGATCTTCGACAGGCGCCCGATGGATCTGGTGATCGAGTGGGCCGACGAGCACGAGGCGAAGATCCTCTCGATCTCGTCGCCGGACACGATCCTGCGCGACCTGCAGGGCACGCGGGCACCACTCGAGGCGAAGGGGAACCAGAAGCACCCGGCTGATGTCGTGCTCTTCCCCGAGTACTCGATGCTCGGCAGCCGCGGCGATCTCTTCGTGGCGCCATGACGGAACATCTGAACAAGCCGGTTCGCTCTCACGACAACGATGACGCTTACGTCTACGCGCCGCCGACTACGCGCAAGGCGAAGGACGGCTATGGCACGCGGCAGGAGCTTCTGACGTTCGCTCGCGCCGTCCGGCATGCCATCGAGATCGAGTTCATCGACGGCGACGAGCCGCCGCTGTGGTTGCGGAACGGCTACGACAACGCCCGCGAGATCACCGGCCTCGACCGCGAGTGCTGGCCCGCACCTTGGGAGCGTGACGACCGTGGCTGATGACGCTCGCGTTTCGGAGATCATGGACTGCCGCACGGCGACGTTCATCGAGACGGGTGAAACGCGCACGGTCGAGCGTGACTGCAAGGTCTGTCTGCGCGGACAGGAGGTCTACGGCGACGGCGTTCTCAGTCCGTCGGGCATCGCGCACATCGTGGCGAGCTACGGAGACACGACGCTGTGCGGGAAGAACGCGACCGGCGAGTCCTGGTGGTGGCCCGAGTGAACGCCCGCGATGACGCTTCCGCACGCGACAAGTCCTACAAGGCGAGCAGCTTCACGGCGCTGGCCTGGACGTGGTTCACCTTCTGGGAGGGCTGGCTGTTCGGCCACTTCCTCGGGTGGGTCTGGGCCGTTGTGTGGTGCGGCGCGTGGCTTCTCGGACGCGCCCTGTACGAGATGGGACGGAGGGCAAAGGCATGAGTGACGCTTACGTGCGGCGGTTGGAGGACGCGCTCCGCGAGATCGCCAAGATCGAGGAGTCGTTCGCTGAGATTCGCAACCGACCGCCCCGTGACACCGCACGGATCGCAAGAGAGGCGTTGCGGTGAGCACCGATCCTTACGTGGCCTGGTACGGGCGTGGTCGAAAGCAGAACTGGACGACGCCGCGCTCGATCTTCGAGCCGCTCCACGAGGAGTTCGACTTCACGCTCGACGGCGCGAGCGAGCCGGGTAACGGCCTGCTCGCCAAGGCGTCCACGGCACATGCGCTGCTGGCATGGGATGGGGAGCGTGTGTTCTGCAACCCGCCGTGGTCGAACATCGCGCCATTCGTAGAACTGGCGGCGACTGCGGATCTCGCCGTCCTGCTCGTCCCGGCGCGGACTAACGCTCGCTGGTTCCATCGGGCGCTCGAGCTGGGCGCGTCGGTTCGGTTCTTTCTCGGCCGTCCATCCTTCGAAAGTGGGCCAGATGATCAGCGCGGGCACAGCTCGCCGATCGACTGCGTGCTGCTCGTATTCGAGCGGTTCAAGTGTGAGGAGGTCGCAGCATGAACGCTCCTAACAGTGAGAAGTGTGAGCGCGATGACGCTTACCGCGTTCTCTCACGCGAGACGGACGACGGCCCGGAGAAGGTCGAAGCTATCGGCCTCTCGCATGAGGACGCTGTGAAGCCAGTCGGTCGTCTCCGCGCCGAGAAGGACATCGACAGCGAAGCGTGGGCTTGGCTGACGGCAGAACCTAACGCTCCTAACGTTAGGAGCGACACCCCCGGTCTGCTCTGTCGTCTCGGC